TAGCGTATAGCCTGATAGGAGTGGACACCTTGAGGGCATACGCTTTTTTATTATGAGTGATTTAGAATTACACCAAAAGAAATTGCCAACCTTACAGGAACTATATAGCGATCCTGAGGGACTGGTAAAAACAGATGCCTTGCAGGTTATCTTAAATGGGCAACCTCCCGCATCGTGGATTAAAACACATCCATTTATTAAAGGCTATAAATATCTGCCTATTGATAAAATTGAATATTTGCTAAAGAGAATTTTTAAGAGTTATCGCATTGAGGTATTGCGTGAAGGTTCTTCTTTTAACGGAGTTTATGTAGTGGTCCGTGTTCATTATCTTAATCCAATTTCTGGTCTTTGGGATTTCCACGATGGCATAGGTGCAGCACAATTACAGACCGCCTCTGGTAAGTCTGCCGCTGATCTAGCAAACATTAATAACGGCGCTTTGTCAATGGCTTACCCATTAGCTAAAACAGTAGCCATAAAGGATGCCTGTGACCATTTTGGTACTACGTTTGGAAGCGATTTAAACCGAAAAGATACCATATCATTTACATCAGATGATAAATTAATTATGGTTGCGCAAAACAAAGAAGAGGACCGAATGCAAAAGCTAATAGAAAAGGCTCAAGACCGGGAAACTCTGGAAACATTGAAAACTCATTTAACCGAAAACTTACAAAATCAATTTGACACAAAATGGAAGTCTTTAAAATAAGAGCATCATCAGCCGGTAAAATATCTGGCATAAAAGGACTTGGCGAAACAGGTAAAACATACTGTAAACAATGGCTAAAAGAAACGCTATATAAAAGGCGTACAGAGATCAAATCTAAATACATTGATAAAGGCAACAGACTAGAGGAGGAGGGATTTACGCTTATGGCTTTGCAGTTAGATTTAGGTATGGTTTACAAGAATGATAAATTCTATCAGGATGACTATTTCTGTGGCACTCCAGATCTAATACATAACGGAGTTGTTTATGATAATAAATGCTCCTGGTCATTAGATACATTTCCTATGTTTGAAACAGAAATACCAAATTCTGACTACTTTAATCAGTTGCAAGTATATATGCACTTGACTGGATGCCGTAAAGCCTCTCTGTGTTACACTTTAATAGATGCAGACTATGATTTAGTCAGTCAGGCAGTAAAATGGCTTACAGAGCCTAAAAAGATTTATAGGACCATTTCTAATATGATTTATACTAAAGAAGCGTATAAGACATATTATGAGGAGTTCTGTGATGGATTTGAAGGCAATTTTATTGAGATACCAGAAGCAGATAGGATTAAAACCTTTGAGTTTGATTATGATGCACAAGTAATTGAAAAGCTACAAGCTAGAGTAATTGAATGCAGGGAGTATATTAATACACTAATTAAATGAAAAAATATCTAAAAGTGCCAGATAAAAAGCGTATAGCTTTGGCTTTGGAGTTAATAGCAGGTCATGGAGTAAGTCCGGCTAATGCAAGTAAATATCTAAACCTGTCTATGCCTAGCGTTTGCGGATGGATGTCAAAGTATTGGTTTTATCAAAAGCCTATTATTCCAGTAGTTATAACCTTAAAATCAGATGTTTAATCACTTATATCACAAGATAATTTTAGATTATATTAGAGGCAGGTCACTTGCTAAATATAAAATAGAAGATATTTGTAATGCTTTAAAAAATTATTATGGCTAAAAAACATATCAAAACCGATGGGCATGGCTCGGCTCAGGAACTAGGCAAAGTCCAGGAATATAAAGCCAAACCAAAAAAGTATAAATCAGATATTATCGAAAACTATCTAAAAGCTAGAGATCGGTTGTTTTGGCTAGAGGGTACACCAGATCAAAGATTAGAAATAGAACAGAGATGGGCAAAATAAATACAGATCCAATGTCACAATACCATAGCCATAAAACTGCTAAAGTGGTAAAACCTACAACTGTACGGACCGAATGGCAAGAGCAACTGGCGTTCTGTAAATGGCTAAAAATGCAATATCCAGAAGTGCGCTTTAGGTCTGATATTCAATCAGCCGGAAAGCTGACACCTGCAATGCAGAATATTAAGTCAATAATAGATCCGTTTAGAGGATTTCCAGATATTACTATCTACCTAAAGCGAGGCAAATTCTGCGGTCTTATGATTGAAATGAAGCGCATAAACTCTGGTCTATATCTTAAAGATGGTAGTTTGTCTAAGGATAAGCACGTGCAAGAGCAGGGCAAAATGCATGAGTTTCTAAGAGATAATGGATGGAAAGTTGAGTTTGCAGAGGGGATGGATGGGGCAAAAATAAAATTTGAGGAATATTTGATGGAATAATTATAAAATAGTAAATTGCAACAAGGTTAGAGTCTCAAAAATAGTTAACCTAAGGAATTAAAAGCCCTTGCATGATTTTGGACGTGAGACTCTCAAATGATTGCAGGGGCTTTGTTTTTTAATTATTTTTTATGGCAGATATTAAACCAGAAGAGGAATACAGGAATAAAATAGATAAACATCTAAGTCAATATTTTGACATAGAACGGGAAATAAAGTCTGTTTGTGGTAAATATCGGATTGATTACATACTACAATGCAAATTATCAAAATGCCTTTTAGGCTTAGAGGTTAAATCTGAAAATAGAATGAGAGGCAATGATTTTGGCAAGTATTTAAAACAAGCCAGTAATTATTCTGATTGTGAATGGTATTCAAAATTTGGCAAAGTAAAGGTTTTAATTTTTATCACTCCGGCAATCTCAAATTCATTTATTAACATAACCAAAATGGAATATTTGAATGGCAAAGAAATATATTATTCACAACATGACCGCAATCATGAACATTCAAATGTAGGTGGGTTAATTGGTCAAATTTGTAACATAGGTGAAATCAGAAGTTTTAAAGGTTATTACGGTAATGATTATTTTTCATTTATGTACAGAAATAAAACTTTATGGAGTTCAAGACTTAAAGGCAAAATACATGAGGTTAATTATAATTTCTATAATGATAAATTATGAAAGATATACTATTTCAGTTTTATGAATCAGATATTAAATCAACAAAGCCACTAGGTATTGTTTCTTTGGAATACTGGATTAATTCAATGAAAAATCCAAAGCCAAAATTTAAAGAGATATTTGATAAAATACATTTAGCCTCATTAAATCAAAATAAAGCCGAAAAAGATATTTTAAAGAGATCTTTATACTTTTTTACTCCTTCGGTTATTGTAAAATCTAAGCGTTGTTATGCTGATATTAATGCATTTACTGGACTCCTTACAGTAGATTTTGATGGATTAGATTCTGATTATGCAAACGAATTTAAAAGGGCATTATTTAATCAATATAAATTTATAATTTGTGCGTGGCTTTCCGCATCACATAAAGGCGTCAGGGCATTAATAAAAATACCCATTGCCAAAAACGTAGATGACTTTAAATTGTATTTTAATGCCATTGAGCAAGAATTAGGAATATATAATGGATTTGACATAGCACCTAAAAATTGTGTTTTACCTATGTTTATGTCATACGATACTAATATTTTATCTCGGAATGATTATTCAACATTTACAAAAAAATATAAGCCATTAGAGATTACACCAATACCACAATATTTTGTAATAAACGATGCATCAACTGTTGAACGGATAATTCACTCAACAGTAAATAAAATTAATTTTAATGGTCATCCGCAGCTTAGAGCAATATCATTTGCTTTAGGTGGCTATGTTGGCTCTGGTTATATTGCTCAAATAGAAGCAATACAATTAATTAATAACTGTATTGAGTCAAACGGATATTTATCCAGGCAAACAAATGGATTGAAAATGTCAGATGTGTACAAAAAAACTGCAAAGGAAATGATAATAAAAGGTCAAACTAAACCATTAGATATTCAAAAAAGATAACATGGATAAATTTAAAAACAATGCTAAAGACATGACATTAAATCCAGTTGAATGGTTTAATTTTTATGGTGACTTTAAAGAAATATTTAAAAATAGTAAAAATCACTATTTTATTTCAGATACCGAAGTTGGTACATATAAGAGGAAGCAGGAAGTAATATTTAGCGTCAAGGATATTTTTGTTACTATTAAAGATGATGATCATTTTGATATACCATCTGGGGCTAAGTACACAAAATTTATGTTATTGACAAAAGTCCGGTATAAAAATAATTATAGCGTTGCTATGAATTTTGTTTTGTTTGATTTAATGAAAATTCAAATACCATTTATTAGAGTGGGAGTTGATTACTATAAAAAGATTACAAAGCCTACCAGATACGGAGGTAATGCCGTTTTGTTAAAGCATTGGAGGAAAGAGGAAATTAAACAAGATTATGACGCAAATTTTTTAAATAAGATTTACAAATATGATGATTTTACTATTGAGCCTAATAATGTAGATTACTCCGCTACAATAAATAGTTTCTACAATTTATACTCAAAATTTCAACATGAAATACATTTTGATTTGGTTAAAGAAAGCGAGATAGAAACCTCCTTAAATTTGATTGAGCATATTTTTGGCAATAAATATGAAATAGGATTGAGGTATTTAAAGGTTTTATTTGAATACCCAAAGCAAATTTTGCCTATAGTAGTGTTAGTATCTGAGGAAAGAGGAACTGGTAAAACAACTTTTTTAAACTGGATGGATATGATTTTTGGTGAAAATTGTGTTAGTATTTCACCAGATGATGTAGCACGTGGTTTTAATTCGATTTACGCTACTAAAAACATTATACTAATAGATGAGGCGGTTGCAGAGAAACAAGCTACTGTAGAGAAGCTAAAAAGCATAGCTACTGCCAAAACAATATCAGTGTCACAAAAGTTTGTTTCTGAATATTCAATACCTTTTTATGGTAAAATCATATTATGCACAAATAAAGAAACTGATTTTATGAAAATTGATAACGAAGAAATTAGATTCTTTGTGTTAAAAGTTCCTACAATACAAAAATTAAATACCCAGATTGAAACTTTACTATTTAATGAGATACCTAAGTTTTTAAAGTACCTAACTCAATTACCAGATATTGATTTTTCATTGTCACGTATGGTTTTTACTGCTGATGAAATTAAATCAGATGCTTTAGAGATTGTAAAAGAGGAAAGCAAAAGCGGACTTTGTAAGGAAATTGATATTATAGTTGAGGACTATTTTAATAATAATGAAAGAATAGATGAATTTCAAGCAACTCCACTAGATATAAAAAATAGATTTTTTAGCAGAGATAACTCAATTTCGGCTAACTATATTAGAAAAGTATTAAAAAATGAATTTAAACTTAATCCTGAAAAAATTAAACGCTATAATCCATTTAATGATACGCTAACTTCTCAAACTGGGACACCTTTTACCTTTAAAAGAATACATTTTTGTGATTTTGTAAAAAACATTTTTCAAGCTGAATTTATAGACTTCTGATTATCAGTAAGTTAAAAATTGTAAAAAAAATACGTGCTTTAAAAGTTAGTATAAAAAAAAAATAAAGAAAAAAAAACCTATCTACTTTATATTACTATTATTATTAACTTTTTTACAAAATAATATAAATATAGTAGTAATAGTATTTAAAGTGGGTTTTAGTCTGTTTAAAACTTGTAAAAAACTTGTAAAAAAGTGTTTAAAACTTAAAATAATCTAACAATGAAACTAAACATTTTAAGCCTATTCGATGGGATGTCATGCGGTCAACAAGCCT